GCGTTTTTATCACCTAATATTAAATCATCTGATGTTACATCAGGTGTGAGTATGAGTGAGTCGAGTAACTTCTCAATTACGACACCCTTCTTAATTAAGTTTTGTGATGTTAAAATATCTTCTTCCTTAGCTGTCATGTATTTAAGCTCAATCTTCCCTGAATGCAGGGGATGTTCTTTTGGATACAATTTACCTTTACTTGGCAAATCAACTACTTCAGAAGGATATTTCTGTTTACTTTCAGCCATAACCTATCTCCTATAACTTATGTTTATATTTCTATTACTTTGTATGATCTTTCAGTTGTGTCAGATCCTGACAATTCAGCAGCTTTGGCGTTTGCATTAGCTTGTGCTCCACTACCACTAAATTCCCATAATGTTTCGTCTGCACTTAGTCTTCCAACATATGCAACGTTAGTAACGTCCCAAGCCCATTGTTCAATGTCAGCCGGTTTACCAACCGCTTGTTTTACTACTCTGTAATTCGGCATTAGACCTCCAAGGCCCTGTTGTACCAACCATACCAAAATTTCTCTTGTTCTGGTTTTTCTAGAACTATTTTTGCAAATTTTAATACTCTGTATGATCTGATTCGTGCATTTCGAACCGTCTCAAGTGAATTGATAGTCTTTGGTCCTATTTTACCATCAACTATCAAGCCAGCACCTTTCGCATTAGCTGCCCTTTGTAATACCTTTACAGCCCCACTTCGTCCAAAGTTTACACACATATCAAAATAAATATGCCGTAGTCTTGGTGGGATATCATCACATTTAGCTGGTCTCCAGTAATCTTGATGATATATTTTTTTAGCTTGTTCTTTTGTGAGGTTTTTGATATCTACCTTTGGATAAAACCGTTTCGTTATACCAAAATTTGTTTCACCTCCACGATCGGTTGGATCATTCACATATCCACCTTCGTGTTCTAACACATATTCTATGATTTCCTCAAATGTTGTCATATATATAAATATAACGAAATTAAACTTTCTTCATTTTAATTTCAAGTTGTAACAATAAGAAATTTATTTTCTCTAATTTTGGATGTTGTGGATCTGATTTTGTGAGATTAGCTCGTGTATTTATCAGTTTCCCGTATGCTTTTTGTAGATCTATCATAGCGATACCTTTCATGCTACGTCTATAATATAAGTAATGAAGGGCTTCATCTTCCGCTTCTGCACCTCGAACTCCAGCAACTGCAGTTATTTGTTCTACTTCACCAACATATTCTTCACCAATCTCTGTAATTTCATTCCAAACAGTATTATCCCACATTGCATCTAAATCTAATTCTTTATCAAAATCAATAGCTGCTATTTCTTCTTCACGTCTTTTTTCTTCTTCTAATCGTTTTTTATTCCGTTCTTCAAGAATAATAGCAAATGTAGAGTCTTCCCAAGCTGACGCTAACGAATCACATTCACTTAACCATTCACCATAGTTTTTCCAAGCGGGTAACCCTGAATATCCTCTAACCTCTGTATCATCACACGGGCGCCCTCTAAAATGCCCATTGTATTTTTCTTGTGAAAATATAACACTTATCAATAAAAAAAATGTTATGTATTTCACGAGACTTCAATTTCTATAGACCTACCACTTTCTTGATAAACAGTACCAACTGTAATGGTATAAATACCAGGAGTTATGTTCTGAGACCATTCCGTTTTATACAATTTCCAATTATAAGTCATTATTCTCTCTCTACCGTCCCTATGCCTATCCAAATCAAATGGTTGTTCGTGAACTATTTTACCTTGTGAATCATATACACGAACTTTAGTATTCTCTTGCTCAACCAAATATTTAATCTTTACTATATCACCATCTTTATTTTCTGTCTGCCACGCTTCCAATGGGTATTGATAAAATGCTTCTTCAGAAGAAATGTTGGGTGCTGAGTGTGGTTTTGTGTCACCGTTACTCGATATCGTAAGAAATAAAACCAGCCCAATAGCACATATTAGGCCGGTTTCTTTCCAGGTATTTTTGTCTTTTTCATTCATGTTATTTACCATTCTGATGCTATGAATCTTAATCCGAGTTCAGCTAATTCAAAGTTTGTTGAATCATAAGTATAATAATATATCTCATCATCAGGTCTTCTATGAAATATAGCTGGTTCATTAACTGCATCTAAACTGAATTGCCATTCTTTATCTTCATCAGGTACACCGTATTCTAAATTAAGTTTTAGATTACGACTTCTTCCCAACATAGTTAAAGGATGAAAAGGCCATCTTTCGAGACCATTTGTTATCAATTCATCAGCTGCATATGATTCGCATCCTGCCCAAATTTGATTGACTACAGTTTGTTCTGCTACAATTTCCGCCTTAGTCAACGTATTCATCATCTTTGGCATTGCAACTGCAGCTAAAATTCCTAAAATGACTATAACCATAATTAGTTCAACTAAAGTAAAACCTTCATTTTTTTTGTATATTAAATACTTAATGAAGTTTTTCATATTATTCTCCTAAGTCTGATCTATAAAGCATTTCGGCTGGAACATAAGGTGGGTCTGAATAACCTAATTCCCCAGTTAATGGGTCGTATGTCCATATAGCCAAACTATCTTGTTTCCGCCTATGAACAATTCTGTTTGGATATTGTTGGTCATCTGTGCCTGTAAATATCCAATCGCTATCGTTCATTTCAATCATAGCAGTTTCACCAGTTTTATCATACGCTGGTGGTACCTTGTTGAGTGCATTGAATGGATTCGATGGCCATTTTAGTATCCCTTCTTCGATATACCGTTCGTGAGACCAAGTGTCTAAAGCAGCCACCATACTAATTAAAACCCCTTGTTCGGAGGCTACTTCAGATTGCCTTACGATACCAGCAAATCTTGGAATTGATACAGCCGCTAATATACCGATGATAACCATCACCATTATTAGTTCGACCATAGTAAATCCATTTCTGTTACTCACTGGACAAACTTTCTCTTCCTAATAGGTACCCTGTAGTATCAGCATCGGTGCCAGTATTAATACCAGCATCGTAAGCCCACTTCCACCTAGTATTATCAGATCTTTGGTGGGTTATATGAGCGGGATTGCCTTCTACAAATGTCCATTCTTGGTCCGAGTCAGCATTTGTTCCGTCCGTCGTGTAAGATTGAGGTGGTACTTTAAGAGCATCAAAAGGATTGTCTGGCCATATTCTACGACCACTATCAATCAACTTATGTATTGCATGATTCTCTAAAGCTGCCTAAATGTTAGTTATGACTACATATTCAGTGGATAATTCAGAATTGACAATAATATCTATGTATATTGGAATAGCTACTGCAGCTAAAATGCCTAAAATGATCATAACCATGATTAACTCAATAAGAGTAAATCCGTTGTGTTTGTTGTTATCTAGTTTCTTCATTATTTTCTCTTTCCGGGATCTTTCCCTGTTTTTAATAAAGTTTTAAGGTACTAACGTTTTATAGAATTGTGATGGATTCTCAGTATCAGCGACAAGTAATACTGGTGATTGTGCATCAGTACCACTACCAGTTCCTTGAATAACCAAGTAAATATATGAACCATCCTGAAAGGGTGATTGCATTCCTGTGTTACCAAAGTTCTTTTTGAAATCAGCTGCACCATCTACATCATATAGAAGTGTAGTATTACTTGGTGTCATCCAATCACCTTCAACGGCATCATCGTCATTTGATGCTGGTGAAAAGACATATACGAAATCTGATAAATCAGCGTCGTATGCATCTAATCCATCAAGTATTGTATCTACATAGACTTCAAGAGCTTCATCAGTAGTTACACCTTCTGAAAGTGTTACTCCACCTACTCCTTCGTCATACTTAGTTTGACCTGGGAATCTTCCACGACCTTCATCGGATATAGCTGCGTTGTAAAAGTTATTACCAACAGATATAATCTTGTCAATGTTGTTCATGGTTTTCTTTTCTTTGGCTCCCGTACCAACTCCACCAAATTTTGGAGCGGCGGTTGTAGCGAGTGTCGCCATCATAGCCGTAGTAACTGCAAATTCAGCAAGTGAATTTCCTCTATTACTCTTTAGTTTCTTTATTAGGTTTTTGAACATTTCAGTTCTCCTCACTTACAATTAATATTATTATCAATTGCATGCATATAAATAAGAACTGAGATTTAAAACAATTTTAGGATATGCACTAGTGCATAAAAATTGAACATAGTATGCAGTATTGCATACTTTTAGGTTAGCTTATTGCAGAATTAGAACTGTAAGATGGCGTAATCGTATCTAAGAGTAAGTGAAATTTCTACTGGAGCACTATCTTCAAAAGACATATCACCAAAATTTGCTGATTGTATAAAAGCTCCTTTTAGTGTCCACTCTTCTATTATATCGCCTACTGGACCAAGTACGTTGAATGTAATATCCTTTTTATAAAAATCTGAATATCCATCACGACCGGTTACTGATTCGTGTCCTAAACGAATCCATTCAAGAACAGCCTGAGATGCAGAAGGTACTATTGGATCGTATAATGTTATTTCTAAAGTTTCCCACGTCGCTTTCCCCTTAACGAAACGCTTCACGTTCATGTGGTGTAACTCAACTTCTTCAAATGAGATAGTTGGTCTATTAATTGCTTTTATCATATAAGCAGGGATACCATCAATCTGCATGATAAACCGATTTTTGAGCTTTGGCTCAAACGGTGTAAACATTATGTCAGTTGCATCTACTAAATCAGGCATTTAATTTCTCCTACATAGGTTATATTCTTGTTCATATATAAATATGGATTAATCAAAAAAATACCCATAAAATTATTCAGGGAACGTAGCCCCTGTTGGTTGTAATGTGAAATCAAGCACTATAAATTCTGCCGTCCTAGTCGGTTGTACGAATATTTGACCATATAGAATATTTCTATCTACTAAATCTGGTGTGTTGTTGGATGCATCCATAACAACCCTAAATGCTGTTAATCCTGAATTGGATTGTACTTGTTCCATATAAGGATTAACTATACTTAGAAATTGCTGTCTTGTTTTAGAATTATTTTGTTCAAAAACTAGAAACCTACTTGTGCTTGCTATAAACTTCTTTAACGTAATAAGTAACCTACGAACATTTACTCGATCCAAAGCAGATGCTTTCATCTGTAATGTTTTTTGACCCCACACACAAACTCCCTGACCTGGGAATATTGCTATAGGATTAACGTTGCTTTCATATAATGTATCTCTTGATGAATGTGTAAGTTTTCTTTCAACTTGCTGCACTGAATCAATGATGCCTCTATTTAAACCGGCTGGTGCAAACCATTGCTGACCGACTCTATCATTAAAAGCATACACTCCTGCTATTACTACAGAAGGTGGTACCCATACGCCTCCTACTACTGGATCGTTTATTTGTACCCACGGATAATACATTGCCGCGTAGCTTGAATCTCTACCTTCCGCTTCACCGGTTGCGGTTGTTATAGCGGAATCGTAAAATACCGGATCTGCTACTATAAAAGCATCACCTCTTTTTTCAACAGTCTCAATAGCTCTAGTCAAAATAGTTCCGCCACCAGTTCCAGCATCTACTACACCCGGTAGTAGAATTAAGTTAACATCATATTCATCTTGGTTACCAAGTAATCTGATAGCATCTATGTAAGCATCTTGTCCACTACCAGCTACGTTAAGATTTAAACCTTGTGAGTTTGTATCTGCAATCTTATCATAAAAATTCTTAGGATGTTGAACCGTACCGTCACTTCCTCCACTAAAACTACCACCAAATGAACCACTATTAGATCCACTAAAGAATGTTGGTAGTGACCCAGATAATGAATTGAGTCTGAGATTACCATTCTCATCAAGATAATCTACTGTGGTATTCAGCACTTCGACTCTAACATATTTAGAATTGTTTCGATATGATCCACTCAACGTTAAATATGGATCATCTGTCCCGCTACCTCTAAGTACTATCTTCTGATCACCAATTACTTTAGCTATGTAATTATTTGAATTTGGATCTAAAGATAAATTTTTCCAAGATTCAACAGCTTGCTTTTTCTTTATTGTATCATCACCACGACGTATTGCTAAAGAAAATGTACCTTTGTTTTCATTTAGTGAAGTAATTTCGTATCTAAAATTATTAGCTGATCCTGAAAGCAATAGTCCTTCAGTGCTACCGTGTAAATCAACACCATTCCCACTATTCAAAATTTCACCATCAGCATGAGTATGTAATTTAAATACTAACTGTTCAGTTGATTTAGATCCATCATATCTCAATGTGCTAGATAAAACACCTACTTGGTCACCTAGAAATGAACCAGTCATACATGAAGATGTGTGGAACGTAAATACATCTGTGCCGGCACCCTTCATTCCGTGTGAATATAAAACGTCTGTTTCACCAGCAACACTACCCGTGAAACCTACAGTAAACGCTCCGTCACTACTTGCTGACAAATGAGTTAGTTGGTGTAGTGATTGACTATTATTAATAGCATCTCTCAAGGCAGAAGCTGCAAAAACGTTAGCGTCTCCATCCGCTCTTGAAGATGTTACAACCCAAATTTCATTAGCTGTATTGTTCATAATGCTAGCTTGTGACCCAGTGAACCGAAAAGCTACTTTAGTAACTGCACCAAGTCTAGCATCTGATGATGTTACTGAAAATTTAATTGTATCTTTTTGCCAAGCTGCGCTTGATGTTCCAGCATCATATCCACCACCTAACAATAAAGATCCAGATCCCTTTGTTAATCTTGAATTTGATTCACCAATAACAAATGGGTCAATTGAAGATGATACTTCAACAGAAGCACCACCATATGATCCAGCAAGTACTCTAACAACCGTAAGTGCGCTACCATGCTTCAAGTATTCTCTTGCAGTTAATGAAGTCATGTACTGATAATCAGCACTACCACTTTCGAATACATCACCAAAGATTTGCTGATACTCGCTATAACTGCCGACTTGTGTTGGTACTCCAGCAGGTCCCCTAACTGTTGGACCGACTACAGCCGCTCCAATATCACCAACCCCAGCTGGTAGAAATGTTTGATCTATTTCATTTGTAAATACACCAGGACTTACTACTTTTTCACTTGACGCCATGTTGGTTTCCTATATCTTATTCAGGGAATGTCGCACCTGTCGGTTGAATTGTAAAATCAAGTACAATAAACTCAGCTGTTCTTGTAGGTTGTAAGAATATTTGACCATATAGAATATTTCTATCTACTAAATCTGGTGTATTATTCGTTTCATCCATAACAACTCTGAATGCATTCAGACCTGAATTGGACTGGACTTGCTCTAAATAAGGATTCACTATTGCTAGGAATCTTTTTCTAGTTGAAGCGTTGTTTTGCTCAAACACTAAGAACCTTGAAGAACTTGCAATAAACTTCTTGACTCTTATCATTAATCGTCTTACATTTACTCGGTCTAATGCTGAGGCTTTTTTCTGTAATGTCTTTTGACCCCACACACAAATTCCTTGTCCAGGAAAAGTTGCTATTGGGTTTACATTAGATTCATATAAATCATCCCTATTGGAATGTGTTAACTTACGCTCAACTTGAACTGCTACATCGATTCCACCTCTATTTAATCCAGCAGGTGCGAACCAAGGATGTGCTACTTTATCATTGAATGCAAATATACCACCCATTACAACTGATGGTGGTACCCAAACGCTTTTATTTAAATCTGGGTCTGCGATTTGAACCCAAGGATAATACATTGCTGCATAACTTGAATCTCTGCCTTCTGCTTCACCAGTTGCAGTTGTTATAGCTGCATCGTAAAAAGTTGGATCTGCAACGGTAAACGCATCCGATCTGTTTTCACACATATCAATTGCTTTTGTGATTAAAGCTCCACAACCCGTTCCGTTATCAATAAGTCCAGGTAACAATACTAAGTTAATATCATACTCATCTTGGTTACCTAATAGATTAATAGCATCTTGATATGCTGCAAATCCTCTACCAGTGTTTGATGATGCTCCACCTGATAAGTCATACCCTTGTGAATTGTCATCTGTTATTTTGTCGTAAAAATTAACAGCGGATGTATCACCCAGTTGATTTCCTAATGAATCGAATCCTATCCATCCATCTGATCCACCTACAAATGATCCACTATTAATACCTGGAAGTGAACCAGTAATTACAGCGTGACCGGCAGCGTTTTCTGTGATGTTTCCGTTTGTATCTAAATATCCTGCAGTATCTTTTAATACTTCAACTCTGACATACTTAGATTTATTTACATATGATCCACTTAATTGTAAGTACGGTTCAGTTGTTCCACTATCTTTTAATGTGTATGACTGATCTCCAATTACCTTTGCAATATAATTTGGTTCACGTGGGTCTAGTGATACGTTATTCCAAGTCTCAAGAGTTTGCTTTCTCTTGTGAGTGTCATTACCACGTCTAATTAATAATGTAAAAGTACCTTTCTTAGGATTGACAGTAGATACTTCCCATCTTAAATTGCTAGATGAGCCTGATTTATTTAAATTTGAAGTTGTGAGATCTCCTCCCTCATAACCACCTCCAGTTGGAACAGCTCCATTTAGAATTGAACCGTGTGAGAGTGTATGCAATTTAAAAGAATTCTGATCGTGAGCATCCCAATCTGTTGCTGTAGAACTACCGGTATTATACCCCGTCCCTGCAGGACCTATGCTACCAGTTGGAACATTAGCTACTGCAGTACTATAAGTACCACCTAGTAATCTTACTACTGTTAAAGAAGATCCATGTTTAAGATATTCTCTTGCTGTGTAAGATGTTAGATATGAATAGTAACCACTACCACTTTTAAATGTATCCCCAAACGTCTGTTGGTATTCTGAATAATTTGTTACTGTTGTTGGTATACCAGCTGGGCCTTTGACTGTTGGACCGATTAAAGCGGCTCCAATATCCCCTACTGCGGCTGGTAAAAATGTTTGATCTATTTCGTTAGTAAATACGCCAGGACTTACTACCTTTTCACTTGAGGGCATGCTGAGTCTCCTTTAAAATTTTTATTTGATAAATATATAGAATGGTCCGTTTCATCAAATATAAATATGATAAAAAAAACAAAACCATATATATTTATGGATTTAGCCCAAACTATTTTAAGTAGTTTCTGAAGTGTCTGAATCTATATCCGTAGGTTCGTTAGCTGTAAATTCTCCAGTTTCAGGATTTAGTACTCCTGGACCGTATTTATCATTTACTTGCCTAACAAACGCTTGTTCATCTTGTTGTGTTTTTTCGAATGCTTGTCGTACTTCATCTTCCATACCATCTAATTCTTCCATTCTCTGTTCGTTTTGAATCCTTTGCACAGCTATCTGTCCTAGATTATTTTGATGTTGTACATACTGATTTTGAAAAGTTGCGATTTGTTCTAGCTCTTTTTTTTCAAATTTGACTGGTTTAGCCATAATAAGTAACCTCCGTATTATTGTTTATATTAATATATATAATGATTTTTATTTTTTGGTCTGATAATCTGAAGCGTTTCCTTCATATCCAAAAGTGACTTTTCTTGGTGTAAGTATTTTACTCATCTCTGCAGATTTCCCAAAAATATTATCTGTAAATTCTGGTATCATATATCCCTTAATGGTTATTGATAATTCATTTTTTATAATTCTTTCTCCAGCACTATCCATTTCAGATGAATCTGATATATCTCCTTCTAATGCTGATAACAACTTATACTTAGTTGACTCACCAAAGTAGGTTTCTAAATGTTCAACCCATAAATCTATAAGGTCAGCCATTTGATCCATATACGCAGTAAACATCATTATATTATATGAAACAACTACAAAATCCGGCATCCCTGTTGCAATTAATTCCATACTTGGTTTCGCGCCATTTTGTACAGAAAATTTATCATAATGATTTTTCTTAGACCACTTATTGCCTCTTATAATTGATATGAATTCACCTCTAACATCGTGATCAAATGATAATGGTAAGTCTGGATTCATAGATAATCCAGTTCGTCGTATCATCATTAATGGTAATATTAGGCTGCTATTATTATCTCGTAACACCCCATTTGCTCTAACAGACTTCCACCGTTCTTCGTTTCCATACAACACAGGACATCTAACTATTTCTCCAGCTTCTCTAACAACCGGTTTCATTACGTTCTTTATATGAGTCATTACTGTAGTATCGATATCTTTAATACCTATACTTAATCCTCTACCAAAATTTAAACCCGGGTTTGCTCTTTCAGATCTATTTCCAATTTCAGTATTACGAAATGATCGCTGTGCAGCTCGATCCACAGAACCACCTGCTACTACTGATTTATTGGTTATCGGTTTAACTGCCACGTTGAGTTCTCCTTAATGTACGTAATTTTTGACTTTTTGTCATTACCTTTCCTTCATAAACATCTGATTCTACTGCGTTCTTATCTACATTTGAAATAGCAATCTCTCTTTTTATATCAACTTCTACTGGTGCTGTTTTTAAAGATTTTCCATTTGTAATTTTTCCAGCTATTGCATTAGCTAACTGATTTATATCAATATTTGGTTGTTGAGGTGGTAATGGTTTATTATCACCGTACAAATTTAGATCCTCTTCTACAACAGTATGTTGAGGTGCTTTCCTAACAATAGGTTTTATCGGTGGATTCCCTGATGTCCTAACGATCCGTTTAGTGCTTGCGAGTGGTTGAACAGCCATTACGTGAATCTCTCTTTACCAGTACCACTCAATTTTCGTTGTATGTATCCTTGTGCCCACTTACCAGCTTTCTTTAAAATATGTGTACCGGTATCTACTACATAATCAGCACCCTTCCCCTTTACAAGTAGATAATAGTCATGTTTTTTAATTCTATATTTTTTTCCGATGGAATGTCGATCAGCTTCATTACTACGATATAGTTGAACTTGTCTACCACCTTTTAATCGAGCAGTGCCATAATAGTCGTCACCAACACTCATCTTTTCTAATAATTCTTTTAATTTAATCATTTAATAATCCAGTTGTTTTTTTAAATTTAATTTTTCTTCACTTCTACTTTTTTTACGCTTATCTTTAAACACCTTAGTAGTCGGTATTGGAAAATCTGACATTTTAATTTTATGAATTCTTTTCATTATTTAGGTCTCTCTACTATTTGTAATGATGATTGACGTATTCTATTCGCTACAGCTTTTATCATATGTTTAAATGCTTGATGACCACCAATTAGCTGTGGTTCTGTGACAGCATTCATCTCCCAATAAAAATCATTCCAATATACGATGTCTCCTATTTCCGGTGCAAACCCTGCTTCAGAAAGTGTGGTCCGATGAAAATACATTTCTAAATTAGCATTTAGGTCTGGACCCATGTCACCTATATCAACTGTTGGTTCTTCAAAGGAAATCAAACAGTTAACTCTAAAACCGGTATCATAATATTTTGTGCTTGATTCACCATAAATATTTGAATCAGTATTTTCTAATGATATCTTATAAATGTCAACATATTGGCCTAAAACATCATCAATCAATTCTTCATTTAGAGTGTCAAAAAGATCTACTTCTTTTTGTGGTATAAAAAATGGTCTTGTTTCAGCCATAACACTATCCTATATAAATACCAACTGGGGACCTTGCTAAAATTTCTTGATTAGCTTGTGCTGTATCAGCTTCAGCTCGAGCTCTTTCAGATAATGTTACTCCTTCTAAAAATTCTTTCAGTTCTTCTAATAACGCATCTTTTTCTTCTCTACCTTCTGCTTTCAATGCTTCACCATCCATGGTTACTTCACCGTTTGGTAATGGTAATGATGCGTATTTACTTCTAATTATTCCTAATAATTCTTTTGCTAATGATAACGAAAATTTACGTATCCATTGTCGACCTGCCGCATTAATTCCACTATATGTGATAAACTTATACGGTACATTACTTGGATCCGTTACTTTATTTGTAGAATAATCTCTAGTAGTATCAGTTAGCTCATTCCTAACATAATATTCAAACCAAATTTTATTACCAGAATCATCTGCTGTTGGAACCGGGAATAGTTTTAATCTGTTATTAATTATTTCAAATGAATACGCTGATTTCCTAACTAAGTCATTTGTTTCTATAGCATTAGCTCTAGCTAAGTCATATGATATAGGACGCATAATGTATGAAACGGCTGGTGAAACGTTTCCCATTCCAAATTGATCTAACATATTACGTTGTTCAAAAGACCCTGCAAATGGATCATAAAATCTTGAAATTGATGACGGTCCTTGATTATATACTTTTTGTATCACAATACGATTTGAGCTTTCTGAAACTGCAGCCCAATCCACATTCAAATCATAATCTTGCTGTTCTGATATTAATGATATGGAACCGCTCTTCAGTGTAACACCACCACCTACTCCTGCCATAGTACCATATTGTTCTGATAACATAAATGTGGATCCCATATTTGCATGCACGGGTTCCATACTACCTGTTGAACTCATAACGGATCCTGAAACTCTGTCAACGTTTCCATATTGTTCCCACATCCAATTCTTAATATTGTAATGATTTATATGTAAAGAATATTCAGATATTGCTTCTTCAAAACAGGTGTATATTGATCCGGAATTAAATTCAAGTTGCATTACTGGATGACCCAGTCGTCTCGCAACCCACTTACATACGTTTAGACTATCATCAATAAAAGCTGAATCGGTATTGTACGTCCCATAAGGTGTTGACTGAGTGACCTCATTTTTGTTTGAAGGATCTGTGTATATGTAGCTAAATTTTGACATAAAATTATTCCTGTTGCGTTCTTATATAAATATACAGTAATAACAAAAAGCCTAACATAAAAAAGGGGTAGTAAAACTACCCCTCTTATTTTTGTTCGGTCTAAAGACTATTGATATCTTATGATTTAACTCATTAAGATGTAGCCCACGGAGCAGAACCCTGAGTATTTGCCATACCTACACACATGTAGTTTGTACCATCGCAATATACTTCGAGTCTATCACCAACCACAGAATTAACTGTGTCAGCATTATATCTGACTGTAGTTACTGTATCTGTAGTATGTGCTTGTGCTGCACCTGATGCGGTAAAGCTAGTACATGACATAATCATGTTGTCAGCTCCAGAAGTCCAGGTAACATCATTATCAGAAATAATTTTGAATATGAATGTTGCATGAAATCCTCCGGCACCGGCTACTGCAGGTAACGTATACGCGATAGTCCCATCAGTACTATCCATAAGATACGTTCTTCCGGAATCAGCCATCACCAACGTTGGGGTGGCCGCTCCAGTTGTCGTACTCACTTGAACTCTCGCACCAGCGGACTGGTGCGCAGCTATTGCGGATACTTTATGGATTTGCTGCGTATTATGCTTTTTGCCATCAACCGTAACTTGTTTTAAGATCGCCATTGAATTTCTCCAAGTTAAATAAGGGTTTGAGAGCTAAAATAAATTAGCTCTCAAACTCATTATTGTTGATTTTACAGTTTATCTAATCCATCAATATGGATCTTACCATAAAACTCAGGTCTGATCATCTTCTTAGCGTAACGAGTCATCACACCTTTTCTTGGAGTAAAATCACTTGGATCATACACAAGAGGTGTCATGATTAACGGAACGTAAGGAGCATATACAGCACCGGTTTCTAGGAAATTGGATCCACGGAATCCGACAAGAACAGTGTTCTCAGTCATGTAAGGATTCTTATAGACGTTGAAACGGTTGTTAATACCACCGATTTTCTGTACGCCCATTGCGAATTGTGCTTTATCACCATCTGTATCAGCCATATAGCCAGGAAGCGATTCAAGAATCGTCGCGACTTTAGGTGAAACAACACAGAAGTTAGCACCACCACGTAGTGTTAATCTGTGAATTTCATTAGATACTTTTTGGATCTTCTGCACCAGTGTTTGATACCACTCGAAACGTGTACCGTAGAAGGTTGTGTTTACGAACGCAGTTGAACTGGAGTTGTAATCGTCACCTTGGTTTACGGACCAGTAATCGACTGTGGAAGCATCACTGATTAACATATCAAGAATCTCAAGATCGATTTCCATTGATACATACTCAGAAAGCATTGAAGTTAACTCTGCTTCAGCGTCAACACTATGATAAGCGTTAAGGTCTTGAGCAAGCTCAGGAGTCCATACTGCTTTCAACTTACGTGTTTTAGCAACGATAGCACGAGATTTAAGTTCAATATCTACTTGTGGAATCTGTAAAGAGTCTGCAGTAGCATTGCCACCCGAATCTTCAAAGTCACCACGAGAAGCTTCTGAAGTGTACTTAACGTATGATGCTGTTATTGACAACAAGTGACCTACAGCGGATGCTGAGTAAATTGCTGACAATGTACCGGCTGTGCCTTCTGCACCAGTGATTTTAGTAAATTCAGGATAAAACGCATAAATCGGTTTACCTGAACCAATTGTATCACCGTGAGGGCTAGCTGCCGATGGTAATGCACCAGCACCAGAACCTGAATAGAATTGTGTAGCTCTGATTGACAGTTTGTCAATATCTGTTTCAGTAACAGCTTTTGTTACTTTAAAGATTTGACCTGCGTTCAGAGACTGACTAAATTCAGTGTTAAAATTAACATCATTCCAACTAGCAACTGCTGTCGTTAATGAATCGTAATTCAATGAGCTTGTTGCGGCTGAGTACCCGTAACGTCCAGCACCATAAAAGCCATCTTCACCAAAAGGTGCGCTTGACCCGGATGGGCTGTACTTACCAGTTTTACCTTGTAAACTTTCAGCTGATCCTTGACCCATTCTATTATTTCCATATTGGAAATCTAGATAGAATACAAGACCAGATGGTAAGTTCATAGGCTGAACTGAAACGAATTCCTGAGCTGCAATCTCACCAAAGATTCTTCGAACCAATGGGAGTGCAACACCAGACCATTCTTCATCACCTTTGTACCCACCTAAAGATCCAGCATTTGGACTTGTTGAAGAAGCCTCTTTGATCAATTCACGGGCTTGATTTTCAAGTAATTGGGCCATGCCACTTCTTTGAAAATCACCGTCAATACCATCAAGTAAACCAGTCTTGTCCCATTTACCGACTAGTTTTTTAGCATCTTCTTGCTGTTTCTTATAAGGCGAAGCGTCTAGTAATGCGTCGTTTATATAATTTGACATCTAACTTCTCCTAAGTTATTTGATTATACCAGCTAGTTTTCTAAACCTATCAGCTACCTGACGTTCTTCTGTAATAATTTCAGTTTTACGTCTTGTAGATCCAGCTTTAGCACTTGCTGATTCTTTTAATTTTGATTTGCGATTTGGTACAGTTTTATCAGAAAAACTCTCGGCAAGTGTAGCGTAAACTAACTTGATCTCACGAGTAGATTGAGCACGATCAAATGTCTCAACAACTCTAAGTTTTTGACTGTTGTCCAAAGCAAATTCTTTAAACAGTTTGTTTGTAAACAGAAGTTTAGCATTCAAAATGTTGACCTCATGTAGCTTAGCTTTCAAAAATCTAACTGCAGCTTTGTACTCTTTGAGTTCTTCACTGTCGTCTTCTTCTTTTTCAGCATCTTCACCTTCAGTCATGTCTTCATCATCATCTTCTTCTTTTTCAGCGTCATCATTTTCAGCTACCATTGCAGGAGTATTACCTACACCAGTATCCTTATCACCAACATGTTCTGGGTCTTCTTTATTCTCTACATCTTCAGGATAAGCATCATCTGCTTCTGAGATCTTAGAGGTACTACCCATCTCTTCTGGTGGTTGTTCTTTATTGACATCGCCGTCGACATCTTCAGGGTAAGCATCGTCCTCTTCATTTAGTTCAGACTCAAGCTCTTTAATGATAGATTCTAGGTCTAGAGTTTCTTGACCAGATCCATCAGGGTCATCAACACCTTCTACTTCCATCTCATGTTCATCTTCTACGTGCATCTTTTCGTATTTGATACCGTTGATATCAATTACTTCCGGTGCCGGCTCGTCTCCACCAGGAACTTCATCCTGTGCGGCGATCATGTCTTCCGGTTCCATCTCTTGTTCGATAGCTGGATCTAATTCGTCGTCTTCGACAGCTGGTTCACCAGTTACCGGATCCAATGCAGGCTCCGGAGCTAGTTCCATTTCATCATCCTCATCTGCCATTGGGTCGATTTCTGGTTCCATTCCTGGTTCCAGTTCATCGTCCTCGTCTGCCATTGGATCTAACGGATCTTGTTCACGCAATTTAGCTGATAACATAGATTGAAGTTTTGGTGCGAATGCTTCTTCTAAAGCCATCTTTGCATTTTGTAAAGCTGTTTCACGAACCGCTTTAGCATCAGCAATAGCTTCTTTCAAAATATCACTCATGTGATTTCTCCACTATATTAATTTATTGGAAATACAGTTATTACAAGAACTGTAATAATATTCTCATTTTTTTAGACTCTGTAATGAGCAGGACAGAGTATTTATATACGCATATAAATATGGGAAAATAAAAAAGTTGACCTAGTTTTCTTTCATTTTTTGATATTTTGCTCTAAGTATAGCCATCTTCTTCATATGTCTACGTTTAGTAGATTTTTTGGTGTAATAAGCACGTTCTCTTATCTCAAGTAAGAGCTCGCTATCTTTAACTTTTTGTTTAAACTTCGATAATGCTTTGTCTATATTGTTGTTATAAACCTTAACGTACAACCCTTTTGTCTTGGGTTCTTTTTGTCTTCGTGGCATATAACCTCCTAATTTCTTCTTTTATTATTTGTCGTAATTTCCGTTCAATCTGTGACTCTTTCACATTGCGTGATTCTAAAAATTTGTTTGCTAGATACCGTTCCTTACCATACTTTGCATGCTCCCATCTTTTTCGAAATGATTTTGGCATTGTCTCATAATCTTCCGACATTTGATTACGTACAAACCAAGCGACTCTTCTAGCATCCGCGTTTACTAATCTTTTATAACGATTTTCTTCAAGTGTTTTCATCCACTTCGAAATTTCTCTAACCGTTACTTTCATGTTACTTCCCCCTCTGACTGCGCTTCTTCTGCATCCTCTTCTATTAACTCAGCCTCTGATAAACATCCTCTCGATACAGCGCTATGTGCATCCTCTATTAAAACTATTTCCGAAATTGGAATTGGAAATGTGTCTTGATCAAATTGTTCGTTAAATACATCTAAAAAACCTTTCACTAGTGCCGTACCACCACCAATAACGATTGGTACTGAATTTGGAAATGCTGGTACGTTTGCAGTGCCCTCAAATTGCACTTTTAAATTTGTAAGTAAATAATTTACTAATGCCCCATAATATGATCTGATCGCATGTAAAACTGTAAATTCGTCTGAACCTTCGTCATAAATATCTTGTACTATACCTTTAGATAAATCTAGTTGATTTGATGTTTCTTTAACATTAGATACTTTTGCAATTGGAACTCCGGTGTCAATACTTACGTTTTTATCTATCCAATCACCACCTCTTGCTACTGAAAAGGATACTGCTGTCATTCCTTGATACATAACAGCTATATTACACATTCCAGCTCCCATAGATATACATACTCCAGTTAATTCACTATCTACTAATCCTTCATACCCTAAAGCAACTGCTTCTTCAATCTTCTTAACATTATATCCATAACTATCAATAATAGTTTTTAATACATCCTCGTGGTATGAAACTTCTCTATCTGCATCAATTGGTTTTGCTGGAACACAGTAAACGCATACTTCATTGTCTTTTTTAGGCGTTCCTAGTAACTCTCCTATTATAGCATTTAAAATTGGTAGAGCATCTTTTTCTTCTGGATTCAATAATCCACTTTTCATTGGTCGTCTCAATGTTGATGCACTAAATATCTGAGCATAGTTGAATGCGTGTTTTCCTACAATATGTACTTTATTAGCTTTTTCAACAAACGGAATATTTTGTCGTTTTAACATACGTTTTGCTTGACCAGCATCACCGTCGACGGTGAGGAAAGCATTTCTTTGTTTTTTTATTGAGTCATCGCGTGATGCTATATAAAACGATGTACCACAATCTAAACCTACTGCCATTTTACCTCCTAAACCCCATGTACTGGGATATTCAATCTTATTAAGACTTCGATAACATTATCAAAATGTTTAGATGGTATTGTTAATACACCTTTTTTTCCTTTTTGTGTAAAAGTATAACCATCTTTCTTTTTTGGACCAGCTACCGGTATACGCAATTTCTTCATTGCGGCTAGAACTCGTACTTTAGATGTACGATCTGCTGGTACGGAAAGCTTTTCAACATTAGCTTCTTTAAGTTTTTGGATCTCATCTGAGACGAGTTCCTTTAATCTGGATCTTGTAATTTTCGTTATGTCCATTTCATTAACACCTTGTGTAATTTGGAAGCTTCACGTTTGTCAAACTTTATTGTCGAATTAGATCGACCTCCTACATGGATCGTAATATACCCATTAGAATATTTGGTTATATATGCATTACCTATAGTTTCTTGACCTACTGTTGTCGCTTCACTGATTGTCTCTTGTTTAATCTGTGATGGAGTTTTGAATGGCGGTTGATCAGCATCCGTATAAATCTTACCTAACATTATATCTTTTAATTTAACCATTAGTCCCAATCATAATTTTTATCTAAATATTTTAACAATGTATCATTAGCTTTATACAATTTGTTAATCTGAGCTTTTAGCTGTCTGTCTTTCATGTAGTTCGTATTTCTATTTGCCAGCCATCCTAGATTTTCTATTGCATCACCTAATGCATAAACTGCAGATCTCATAGAGATTTGACCTTCTTTTAACATATCTTTTAATTTGATCATTTCTTTTATACGTTCTTCTTTTCTTACAAGTGGTTTAGGTCTATTCCAAGTCATATCCTTTAACATAGATTCTTTAATAAGTTCTTTTTCTAAACCTTCAAGTTGTAAATTCAGTTGTTTCCATTTATACCCTCCTTGTTTTCCGAGAGTCTTTTTTAACGAATCTTTAAAGAAATTAAATATCTCATCATTAACATTAAAATCCACTTCCATCTGCCCACCACCATAATCACGTACCTTTATGTGTTTAATACCGGCTTTTCTCATTATTGGTAATATCTTCTTTTTCATAAACTTTGTATTTCCGGTAAAAGTATGTTTTTGTTCTTGAAGTTTTTTTATTTTTTCTTTAATAAGTTCTTTTAATTTAATCATTTTACGTAATCCTCTGATACATTGCTTTAAATGAAGCAAAAAAAGTGTTATAATTTTTCAAAGCCTTTCCTACCAATCGATTCCCTCCGCTATCGAGATCTCGAGATCTGGTGTGCGCGTATTTTTTAAATAGTTTTCCTAACCTACTGAACTCTCTGACCAGTTCAGCTAATTCATCAGGAGCTTCGTTAAGCGGTTTAGGTCTATTCCAAGTCATATCCTTTAGTCCATATTCTTTAATAAGCTCTTTTAGTTTAATCATATCAGAATACCGACTTTATCACATCAATGTTGGAAAACTTTTTTGCAGCCCTTGCGAATAACAGCTTATCCAGTGCATGCAAAGCTGCTCTGGTTTCATTGGCCTGCCTAAGTACATCTTCCACGTACATGAGACCCTGATATGCTTTGATGAGTCTTTTATCCCCGACATGTCTTGCCAAATCTGCTCGAGCTCTTGTGTGATTGTTTCTATCTGTGAGCATCCGGATGGATTCAAGTGCGGCTCCACCGAGCTCTGCTTTTTCGTTAAGTAGGTTTTTTAGTTTAATCATTATTCAACTCCTATTAGTCATCAAATTGTATGTGTTTTTTAGAAGTTTGTTGTAAAGCCTTTAGAACTTTGTTAGGATTTTTCAAATTACCTACTACACCCATAGACCTACTGCCTTTAGGATGTATTTCTACATCACCTTTTTTAGTTATTTTAAGAAACCACCAATCTCTAAATTTTCCTTTTTTACCATTGTGAGCTACTTGATACTTAATAGCATAATAAGTAGGATGGGGAAACATTACTTCTGACGCAGTCTCAACATGCCCACTACCCGAACTACGAAATTTTTTCCAAATCTTATCTAAAGTTTTGTGAACTTCTTGTTTATATTTTTTGGGTACTCCTGTTCCTGACTTTGTTTTAAGTCTATATACCTTTGAAAAGTCCTCATCTAATAAATCTTTTAGTTTAATCATTTTCGTAAGGCCCTTAATTTATCTTTTTGCGTTTTAACTGTACCTTTCATCTCTTCATCCATTCTAACATGTTGAGTATCCGGCTTAATTAATTCTATATGTTTTTTGGTTTCCACTTCAACTGCCCTTATTGGTTCCTGAACCGTTGGTGTCGACTGTTGTTTCTGGCGACTGATAACAGTCGTACCGACCTGAGTTGGTAACGCTTGGGCGTGACTGAAATAATACTTCATAATCAATAGTATTCCGGCTATGCATTGCCAAATGATTATTGATATTATTAATAGTATCCACCAATCCATACATTACTGTACTTGAACAGCTTGTGTTACAGCGTCACGACGATTCTTTAAATACTCATCTGAATCGTCAGTATCACCATCATTATCCACATCACTATCTTCACCACCGACCGGATCCATTGCTTCTTGAATATCATAATACCTGTTCAATATGCCACCTATATCTTCATATAAAGATGATAATCTATTATTAACAGCACTGTATTCCTTTGCAGCAACTTTAAATTCTTTAACCATTCCGTTCATCGCTTTCATGTTTCTATTAACCGTAACTTTATCAAACCAATCATCTGATTCTGATAAAACGTGGTTATGAGCTTGTTCTGCTATTTGTACTAGTTGCTCAGCTATTTCAAGAACATTTACTTCAGAATAAATCGATTTTCCAATATTTCCATATTGAGACACAGCCTCTATAACCGCATGTTTATCAATAGGCTGCTCATTTTCTTCAAATACCTCAACTAACAAATCTTTTAAATTTGTCGCCATTGTTTTTCTCCTACTTTATTTTCCGTAGCGCTTTTTGTGCTACATTTAAAAATTTTATTGCTGCTCCAGGGCTTTTATAAACACCCTCTTCAGCTGCTCCTGGATGTTCAGAAATCATATATTCTATTTCTTCTTGAGCATCTCTCAAATGTTGTGAGAAAGGCATTGCTACTTCCTTCACATGTTCCTTCTTTCCTACAGCAAGCATTTTTTTCGATTTATCTACAAGTTTTTTATAACCATATAAAAAATTTAAGCTACGAGCTGCTTTACCTGCTTCTACTTTATAAGTTGTATTATTAATTTGTTTTTTCTGTTTCATTCTTTCAACATCTTGAGCGTATTTTTCCCAATACTTAATTAACTCAACTGTATTCATCTTTGAAAGTGGTTTGGCTTCTTTTAAGGATTCATACCGAAACTTTCTTGTAAGTTTATTGTGAATTTTATCAGCCTTAGTCCTATCTGTTATATTTCTAGGTAAATCCATATAAGCCTCAGCACCTTTCTTTTTTATCCAAATGTAGAATCTTCCTTTTTTATCTTGGAACATTTCTGTACTATTTCCCTTGTTATCATTATAACCACCTATATAATTATCGCCTCTTTTTTTATGATGAAACTTACGTTCATTTATGGATTCGGTTTTCCATTTATTCTTATCTGCCATTGCAGCTAATTTTTTCCAATCACTTCCCATTTTTCTCGTAACTCGAGTGAACGCCATATTATCGCCCTTTTTTAGATGCATCATAAACCTATACAACCCTTCCCAGTTTGGTTCTACATTAATAGTTCTGGCTTCATTTACCCATTCAAAAGATAATTTTTTAAATGCTCCAAGTGCGGATGGATGATTTGCAAAATAATCAATAATTTTTAATGCTCCCTGTTGATGTTGTAATTTTACAACACCCAATACCTTCAGAAGTTTGCGAATTGCTGGATTTTGTAACATTTTATCAACATCTATTTTAAATGCTTCATCTACAGATTCGTCAACGGACTTAACTATATTTTGTATTTTTTGTTTTACAAATTTTTCTTTAGCACTACCTCTGAGAGACTTATAGTGTTTTATTACTTTTTCAGCAGTTTCAACATCCATAAAAATACTATCAATTCTTTTACCTTTTTTGGTTTTGAGAATCTTTCTTATATCGGCTATTTTATTTTGTGCTTCATTTACGGATTCA